AATAGTTCTTCTAATTCTAAAGCGTCTTCACGTGATTTAGTACTATGTAAAATTCTAAAATTATCAATGTTGCGTCCATAATGCTTATGAACAGCTTTTCTATAAGGAATATTATCTGTTATTCCCACATAATTATCTACTAAGTAAATATTGAACAATCCATTTTTAGATTTTTCTCTATGTTTTTTAATTTGAGATTTATAAACATCAGAATTAGCATGATAGTGCTCATTTGTTTTAGAATTGTGACATGGTTTACATGAATAGTTTCTTTGATTAGACATTGACTGGAGCCAATTTTCTCCAATTACAAGTTCTACATTACATTTTCTACAGTTCTTCATGTCGTTAATATACGAAAATTACTCGTATCTTCCTAATTCGTCTTCGTTTAATTCATCTACTTGCTCCTCTATATTAGCTATATCTTCTACATCTGCTTCATTTGATGTTACTACATCAACTTCATTATCATTACCTTCATATAATGGATTTTTCTGTACAACACCTAGTGTTATATCTTCTCCTTGTTGATAAGATAATATATCTTCTAATACTTTTAGAAGTGTTTGTTGAAATGGAAGTACTACTGCATTTAAGAATAGGTTCCATGATGTTGTAATTTCATCAGCATTATTACCTAATCCAGTATTTGATTTAATACCTAATAACATAGGTGAAGTAATTCTATGTGCTGTAAGAATTTTTTGATTTACCATATCGTTTAACGCTGTGTAATAACCATCTGCTCCATTTTGTGGTATAGGTGTTATTTGTGGTGCGTTAGCTGGATCATCTACGTCGATATACATTAAACTTCCAGCATTATCGGTACCTGCATACTGCATTCGAAGCATATTTTCTATAGCTGCTCTTTCATCATCAGTACCGTTAGTAAATGTTGTTATAGATAAGCTAGGTGCTAATCCATTTTTAATATTGTTTATATGAAAATTATCTACCTCTTGATCTAAATCAATTACTCTAATCCCACCTATATAATCAGGTAGAGGATAATAATCTTGTCCTGGTCTATAAGGACAATAAACTAGTATTTGTTTAGGTTCTTCTGTTTTCTTTAAAGGGTTATATACTGGTAGATAAGGTACATCATCTAAATTTTGTCCACCTAAACCATATCTCTTCCAATGATTGTTTATATAAAATCCTGGTATATGATGGTGATAATCTTTTTCATGCGCTCGAATGTATGAAAAATCTACATGATAAGCTTCTGCTATTGTAGATCTATCTTTACTATAAATAATTTCGATTGCAAATCCCCCAAATAATTTAAAATCATAAGCTAATTTATTATATAATTCGGTCCATGATTCACCGTATTTATTAGCTCGTTCTAAAATTGATTCATCTTCTGTAACTAATCCTTCTCCTCTAATTGCTTCTACAATTGCATTTACACACGAGGCGTGTATAGATGAATTGTTATACAAATCAATTAAGTAATCTGGGAATTTGTTATCTTCACCAAATTTAATATATTTGCCATTATTACCAGACATTTCGTCTTTAGACTTCATTGTGTAATGAGGCTTCTTAATAGCTGAGAACGATAATTTATTTTTTTTATCCATTGTATACTGTAAAAATTGCTTGATCTCTGTAATTATAATCTACGATAGGATCATAGTCACTCCCACTGATTAATGCTAAATCTGAAGATACTATGTTACCTTCTAATTCGTTTGATGAAACATCACTAAATGTTACATCTGCATCAACCCATTTTTTATCATAATTACCCCAAGTAGCTTGTGCAACTACTGAAGCATTATATATGTTTACTTCATATAATCCTGAATCACTTGGAATTTGTGATCCTGGTATTTCAAATAATATCCATCCTCCACTATATCCTAATTTTCTACTTACTACAGTCCCAAACGAAGTACTTGTTTGACCTGAATATGATGAAGTAAAAGCTAAACCAATAGATGCTGAAGGGAACGAAGATGCTTCGATCCAGACAGTATTAGAATTAGTTGTTGCGTTTCGGCTTAGTTGTAGCATATTATTTTAATATAAATAGATAAAAGGGTCATCTTTAACCGACAACCCTTTCTATCTAAATTATTATTTATCCTTCAGCAATACCCGCAAGTATTGTTGTTAGATTAGATCCACTAATTTCGCAAGCAGGAATTGGTTCCTGACCTGTAAATGTTAGTGTATATCCATTTAAATCGCCAAACGCGGTCCCAGTAGCTCCTGTTCCACCTGACAATGTCATTCCGTTTTGTTGACCAGCAAGGAAAAATACTCCTACTGAATCATCGGCTCCATTGTTAGATTCTACAATAATTTCAAGAGCAGGGTTTTGTGCAAGCACTTTTACCTGATTTCTTGTAGCTGATTGCATTTTGTGAAACGGTGCATTGATTACTTGTTCATAGAACACAGTACCATTTTCTACAGACGCATTAATAGTTTCGGTAAAATCTCCTGTTTGTTTTGCAAGTTCGAACTTATAAAAAGTACCTGAACCTGAAATTTCAGTTAATAATCCGTTCCCAGTGCCTGTAATGGAACTAATAGAACCAGAAAGGATATAAATGTTTTTGACTCCTCCGGAATTGTCTCGGCAACCGAGCGTAAATCCTGATGTAATATCACATGCCATAATTTTCTGGTTTTATAGGGTTATACGTTTATGCTTGATCGTTTGATACAAAATACTCTGGGTGTCCAATTTGTACACCTAGTTTATTACGTAGACGATATTTTAATGTGTCTGAATTGATATCATACCAAAGTTGGAAGTTAGTAGTATCAGATACTAAATCTGTACCAACAACCATATCAGATGCTGGGCCTAAGATTACTCTCTCTGAAGTTCTTAATCCCCATGTACCAACGATTTTTACGTTAGGGTAACCTGGGAAAGGTACTTCATAAAATCCTCCTCTACGCTCTACTGATGTAGGATCGAAGTGGAATAAGTTTTGAGTAGTCAAACCAGAAATGATTCTTTGGAATACGCTTGTACCACAGAAGAAAGTTAAATCATCAGCGTCAAGGATATTTGCATCAGCTGCAGCTAACATACCAGTTAATTGCTCATATGCTGTTGAAGCAACGATTGATCCAGAAGCAGATCCAACAGGTACATTTACACCTGCAGTTGATCCTGAGATTAGTGCTTTAAATCCATCAGCTAATGGTACTACGTCTGATCCAGCTAATGTATCAGATCCTGATACTGCGTTCCAGATAAAGTCATCATTAGACTGTTGAGCTTTAGCTACTAGGTCTGATGTTAAATCGTTTAATAAACTGAAAGTCTCTTCATAAGATCCTTCAGGTAAAGCAGAAATACCTAAGTATTTTTCTGTTAACAACTGTAGATTCCAAGAATCGTAAGCTGTTCTTTTTGTTACTGTAATGTTTCTTTGAGTGAAAGTTGCAGAACCAGAAGGTTGAGAAACACTATCTCCTCCTTGGAAGAAAGGTGTTACGCTTGCCTTGTTCAATGGCTCTTGGTATTTGATACCTTCTTGGATAGACACGTACTCAGCAGTGTTGCCTTTATATACTGTATCCAAAACGATCTTACCAGCTACTTCATTGTTGAAATCATTAAGTGCACTTACATTAATTGCCATAATTTCTTAATTTAATAGTTTTTATTTGTTGTTATTTAATCGTTTCAAAGCCATATCATAGGCCTTGCTGTTACGTGATTTGCGACCACCGTCGTTTTTACTGAATTTCTTAGATCCAGGTAATGTTTTAGTATCAGCTGGTTCAGCAGCAAATGAAGCCATTTTTTCTTTCATCTCATCGATTTTTTCCTCCATCTTTTCGACTTTGGCTTTAATGTCTTCTTTTACTTCTGCCATCTTCTCCTCAACTACCTCTCCAATTACTTCAATAATCTCTTCAAGTCTAGGTAATTCAACCTCCATCTTGTCTTCTTCGTCTTCCATTTCCTCTTCAACTTCCATAGCTTCGTCTTCTTTAGCTTCTGCCATTTTGTCTTCTTTAGATTCCATTTCTTCCTCGCCTTCTTCAGCTAAATCAGCAGAACCTTCGCCTGCAGCATCTGGATACTTAACACCTGTTAGTTTTCCTTCAGCATCAACGATAAGTTGTATACCTGATTTAGTTACGTGCTCTCCTTCTGGGGCAGCTACTTTGTTACCTTCTTCATCTATTACAAATAGATCTTGACCAACAGCGAAATCACCATCTTTGTCGTTAGTAACTTTAGTACCGTCCTCTAGGGTTGCATCTGAAAAATTCTCGGGAGTAGATTCAACAAGATTAAAGTGTTGTTTTACCAACTCTTTTAAGTCTTCTCTATTCATAATTTTCTGATAAATTAGTTAATTTAAATTCGTTCTAAATTACGTCTATAAGTATGTAAGTATACAGAGATATTAAAAATAACTTGTCTTCCTGCGACTTTGATATTATATTATCGTACGTATCATAAAACGATTATTATGAAAACAAAACAATGTACTAACTGTAAACAAGAGAAGGAATTAAATACTATAAATTTTTATCTTAGAAAAGATGGCTATTGGCAATCTTGGTGTCAAGCCTGTTATAAAACACCTGAACAAAATGCATACAGGAGGGCTAAAATAAATCAATGGAGAAAAGAAAATCCTGAAAAATGGGATAATTATTTCCAAAATTGGCGTAAAAAAAATAAAGACAAAGTTAATAAATACGTCTATAAATGGATGGAAAACAATGTTGATAGTGTTATTGCCAATCAGAACAAATATCAATCTAAGGTAGCTGGTGGTGTATACTGTATTAAATACAAAGGTGAGATTGTTTATATTGGTAGTACTAACCAACCCGTTCGTAGAATGAATGTTCATTTCTCTACTATTAAAACAAAAAATAACATAGGTAAAATCAATAAATTACATTCGTTCCTAGGATATGATAAAAAAGATTTTAGTTGGAATATGCTAGAGACCTGTGATGAAGATAATAGATTAGAAAGAGAACAATACTATAGAAAATTTCATAAATCAAAAGAAAACTTTAAACGTATATTTGGTAAAATAGAAACAACAGAAAAACTTATAGAACGATTAGGTCTAACAACAAATACCAATAGAAAGAAATGGAGAAAATAAAATTAACACTTATATTTGCATTACTATTTTTAGTCACATCATGTACTAGAGATGATTGTTACTGCGTTGAAACAACGGTATACACCAATAATAACTATGAACAATATGGTTATTGGGCATCAGATTGCTATCCAGGTGTTTATACTGAAAATGGATGGAATTATACAACAACAATAGACTGTAGATAATGAAAGAAATAAAACCAGCAGTATTTGGAATCATTAAAAATCAAAAATTGATTTATGTTAATGAATCAGATAAACCACATATAGCAATACCTAAAATAGTTAATGAACTAAAATTAGATGATTTAACAGCTATAATATTAGAATATGTTGATGATGAAAGTACTAGAATAGAAAGAAAAAAGCATTTTATGACTTGTGCTGATCTATCTTAGATAGTAATTTAAGTACTTTAGCATTTTTTATCCATCCACATCTAGCGATGTTTTTACCTATTGATATTATCTGAAATGTAATAAATGGTATAATGAATAATTCTGATAGCCAATGTACTTCAGGTGTTACTAACTCAATACTAAGCATTGCTGTTAATGCAATAGAATAATAGGTTAGTGATTTAATTATTTTTAATGCCTTTCTAGTTTCAAATCCTTCGCTTTTTACTCCAGCAATCATGCCAAAGAAACCATCTGTAAATACCGCGGATACAATAATAAAATATTGTAATATGCTACCTATGGTGAGATTAAGGTAAAACGCACATATAAATGCTATTATACCGCTTATACTGCCTATCATTAATGTTTGTTTACTCATGATTTATCATATTGATTTATACATACAGCAACTGCTTGTCTCTTATTAAGAAATTCACTTTTGACTACAGGATCATTTATGCATCGTTGTATAAACTCTGCTTTACCTTCGTTTTGTTTTGGTTCTGGTAGTGGCATATTATTTAAATTCAATTGGCATTTTGCATTATTATTTTATTGTTAAAAATTCCTTCAATACTAAATCCTTTAACCTTGCCAGTTTTTACATACTCATCCCATACTTTGTCATTATTGACTTTGTATTTAGCCATCCAACTACCTTTAGTTAAGTCGTATCCGTATTTTTTAGCTTTATCCATTTCGGGATCATCAACTAACCATGATTCAACTAATGATACATCATCTACAGTACGATCAGGATCATGTTCTATATTAACTGAGTCAATTAGTTTATTTTGCATCATTTTATATGATAATTTTCTAATTGCTTCCTCATCGAAGAATACATAGTATTTATCTCCATTTTCATCAATACGAGGTATTAATTTATCTGCAACCATAAGTGGTCCTAATAATACCCTTTGTTCATCTTTAACAGCACTAAATTCAAATTCACCTGCTGGTACACCTGATTCTACTTCTGCTTGAGTTCTTGATTTAGGATTTAATTGTGCTCCTTGTTGTGCACGAGGTCCACCTAAAACATCTTGCCATGAATTATTTGTTTGAGCTGAACGTTTTGCTTTTTCAACATCTGTTTCTTTACGATAGAATTTCTGTATCCATCTATGACGGCAATTATATGAACCTTTATAAGTAAAGATATCATATGTACCAAATTCTTGATTATCACCAGATAATGACATATTGTTTATGTCTTCAATTCTATATAATAAATCTTTAGTTAGTACTTGTCTACAAAAATCTCTATTTTTAGAATCTCTAGGACCATCATATTTGTATAATACTTTAAATGCAGATGTATCTTGTAAACTACCTTTTTCTGGTTCTGATACTATAGCAAAGTATAAATGATTATGAAATGCATCTTCACTCATCTCTACCCAACCATCATCTAATAATGATTCAGCGGTTTTACCTGTCTTTTCCAATGCTTTAAGCAATAACGATTGTTCCTCATGGGACAAATCGCTAAAGTATTTATCGCTACTTAGATCACGTAATTTTTTATCTATGGCTTCTGAATGTGTTTGGCAAGGCATATAATAAATCATATCACCTATTTTATGCTCATGTACACCATCACAACCTATCATTTTAGATACTTCTAATGCATCCGAAGGATCAGCGAATACAGGCAACCCATCTATCATCCGTATATCCTCAAATTTATGAGACGAACATGAACATTTTGAATTAGCTGTTTTATTTGATTTAGGATGTTTAGCAGGTAGTAAATCGTAGTCACTAGTATATTTTTTATTTTGTGGTCTACCGTTTTTAACTAAATACAAATATGCATTTACTCTTGCTTGTGCCCATTGTTCAGCACTTGATACGTTAGGTGAATGTGATGTTTGAAATGCTCCTATACCTCGTTGATATACTGTTCTTAACTGAGCAATACTAGTACCGTAACCTAATTTATCTTTATATTTCTCATTGAAATCATCTGCTTTTTTTTGTAGTGATTTCTCTATTTTAGCAGGTACTTTTACTCCTCTAGTTGTTCCTGCTGCTCCAGGTTTATTTCGTTTTGAACCACTTTTACCTTCACCAGGTGTTTTTGATTTAGGAGCTTTTTTTGATGGTTTAATTCCACCACGAGGACCTATTTCAGCCATTACTTCTCTAATAATATCTTCATTTGCTGCTTCTAATAGTCCTGCTTGACGTAATTTTTTTTCTGCCCATGGTAATGCTGGTGCACCACCCCATAGTAAATAACTGATATATCCGCAGGCGTCATAGTCTTTCCTACGCACAGCTAAATCATAATTATCTTTTTGGCGTAATAGGAATGAACGCATGCGCTTAATTGTGTCTAAACTTATGTTTTCTCCGTTAGCTAATTGCGTTGCTCTTCGTTTGCCAACAGCTGTACCACATTTATTTCCTAGCGCTTCATTACGTTTAATCCCTTGTTCTGCTGCTTTACGGGCTGCTTGAGGATAATCGTTAAATGATTGGAAAAATTCCTTGTTTTGGGAAAATGTTTGGAAATCTATTTCTATGGCTGGTTCTTCAACTAATGCTACTGCATCAATTCCTTCCAACTCTGCATTTTCATCTATAGTTAATTTTACTACTTTCATACGTTTATATATATTAACCTGCTAAGCTCCTTCGACTATTGATTTTTGCTTCGGCTTCCTGATTTGAAGTAACATCTCCTCCTATTACATAAGCTCTAACAGTTTGTTGTGAAGCTAATGCTTCTGGTGATGTACCTGTTGCTGTAAATTGTTCTAATGGACTACTAATTGCTCCTCCTCCACCTGCTCCACCAGCTGCTGATGGTACTCTAGATGCGCCTGCTGCACTTCCTCCTCCACCACCTCCCTTGCCCGCGGTAGCTTTAATTTGTGCAATTGATTTTACTGCTGATGCTACAGCACTAGCAATAGAAATACCTGCAGATATAGTGTTAATTGTAACCCAAGGTTGACCAACTGTTAATGGTGATGCTGCTACTGCTTTTGCATTTGCAATACCTGTAGCTGATATAATTTGACCAATTGCAGCGGCTTGTTGTGCTACAACTGCTGCTATTTGTAATTCTTTACTTTCACCTGCTAATTCTGCTAATAATCCTCCAAATTGAGCTAATATACCAAATTTAGCTTGTTCAATTGCTGCACGTGCTTCTTTTTCAGCTAATGCAGCTGCAATTTTATCATCAGCTTCTTTTTGTGCTGTTGCTACAGCATCGGCTGCATCTTGTGTTTCTGCTTCTTTCTTTCTAGCAGCATAATATGTTCTAATAGCAGCTATTTCTTCTTCGTCTGCATTTAATTTTTCTAATTCTGCTATCTTACGTTCTTCTTCTAATTCAAGTTTTTCAACACGTGTTGTAGCATCAATTTCTTCTTGCTTTTGTTTGTATTGTAGAATTATAGCTGCGATAGCTTGTAAACGAGATTCTTCATCTGCAACTGCTTTTTCTTCTTCTCGCTTTTTCTCCTCAGCTGCCTTTTCATCTGCTGCTAGTTTTTCAGCTGCTTCTTTTTCTGCCTGTGCTTTCTTTTCTGCTGCTGCTTTTTCCCTAGCAGCTTCTTCTTCTTCTCTTTGTTTTTTACGTCTAGCTGCTGCTTCATTTTCACGTTTAGTTTCTTCATCGGCTAAACGTTTTTCTTCTTTTGCAATTAATAATGTTTTCTGGAATGCTAAGTCTTCAGCTTCAGTTTCATCTTCAGTAGCAGCAATTTTAGCATTAATAAGTTCAATTTCCTTATTATATATTTCTTCTGCTGCAGCTCCTTTAGCTTTTAATAATTGTAATTCTTTATCTGATGTTTCTGCAGTTGTTGCTGCTAATTTTCTTTGAGCTATCTCAGCACGTTCTGCTTCATCAGGTAATAAACCTAAAAATTCTAATGCTGGTCTAATTGCATTAATAAATTTATCAAATGCTGCTTTAGCTGTACCAACTGCAGCAGTTAAGAATTTACTTTTACCTACAAATTTAGTTACTGCAGCACTTACTTTATCAAAATTAGCTATTAATAAACCTAAGGCAATAACAATAACACCAATACCCGTTGCTGCTAATGCTATTTTAAATTTACCTAAACCACTATTTACTAAGTTTTGCGCTACGGCAAATAATTTTTGTGCTTTAGCACTTTTAGCTAATGATTGAGATAATGCAATAGCACCATCACTTGCTTGTTTTAAACCTGAGGCAAATGCAATTGCGGAAGCCGCTCTAGCAGTTATTTTATCAAATTCCTCTGATTCAACACCTAATAATCCTACTGCACCTGTTACACCAGCAATAGAACCACCTAATACATCAATTGAACCTTGAAATGCTTTTACTTTATCTTCAGCTGTAAATCGAGCTAAACCAGATTGTGCACCTTCTAATTGTGTTTCAACACTACCTATTTTAGTAGCTAAATCTGCAAATGCTTGGGAATTGACATCTACTTCTTTTATCTCTTCATTCAGCCTAGATAATTCATCCTCCATTGCCCCAATACTGGACAATGCTTCATTATCATTAACTTTAATATTATATTCTATTGTAGTAGCCATATACTAATAAGTATTTATTTGTCTAATTCCTAATTTATTAACTTCTTCCTTCAAGTAATACATAATAAACCCTACCATCTATTAATTCATCTACACTTCCTTGTATATCTGTAAAACCAATTACATTCTGGAAGAAATTAATTGATGATCCAGAATAGTTAATTGCTGTTGGGTTATATGGTGAACCACTAGATGTTAATGATGATAAGAATGATCCTGTCCATGTACTAAATAATCCTGTTGTTGTATCAACTACTCTACCTGTTAACTCTAATGGTGGTTGACCTGATCCTGTAGGTGGTGCAGGAGATTCTAATGCTGGATCAGCACTTGCTGATGTGATTTCCATTATCCAATAATCACCTGTGTAGAAGTTACCTGTAACAGATCTAAATGATAATAATCCTAAATCATCTGCACTACCTGTACCTACTAATGCTTGACCTCCTGATACAGGAAGAACTATACCTGAACTAATCCAATTTCCTACACCAATTAAATCTGTAGTTGGTGCTGATCCAGTACCATAAATTAAACTACTAGTATCTGGAAGGAAACCTGCATAATTACCTTGTTGATAACCAACTATTTGGTCATTATTAGGGGCTGTCTGTGCTTTAAATGCCCAACCATTATCTAATGATCCAGTATACACTGGTGGTGGTTCTGGTGGTGGAATAGGTACTATATCTGTTACGTTATTATATTTAGGATATTCCTTAATTAATTCTGCTGTAACAATATCTGGATACATTAAGTTAAATCCACTAATTTTGTTAATTCTATATTTTTGATTTTTAATTAAAATAATATCATTTAATCTTATATCCTTATACTCTTCAGGAGTAAATAATAAGTCAAGTGTTATTTTTCTTGCTTCCTCATCATATAATCCTTCAATATAATTTGACCAATACAAGTCATAATTTGTTTGTGATACAGCTTCTGCTTGTTGATAAGGACCTCCAATAGCAGTATAATCTACATACTGTGTATCATAATGTAAATTATAAATTATATCCGCATTTAAATCAATTGTAGATATGTTTCCTAACGTAGAATACGTTGAAGTACTATTTGTTGTGCCACCTATATCACCATAATAAATTATACCGTTATATGCCGGTCCACACGATACATCATCTATTTTATATCCTAATCTAGGTTTAAATGCAAATGTTTCCTGTGCTGAATTACCTAATTTATATAAGTGAGGAACAAACATTGAATTACCTGATAGGTTAAATGTTGGTTTGCCTTCTTCAGTTACACTACCAGATTCAATTAATGATCCTAAAATTACTGGTGAGAAATAAGATGTAATTTTTCTAGTACCTAATGGTATTCCAGAAGGTGAAATTACTTGTCTAGTACCATATTGTAGATTAGGTTCACTTTCTTTTGCTATTTTAGAGAATCTATCATTATCCTCAGCACCACCTATTTGTATAGTTTTATTTTGTTCTGATATAGGATGTTTTATTGATATGCGTTTTGCAGTATCATATTTTTGTGTCCAATCTACTTCTTTACCTTCTAACATCCATGAATCGAATGTTTCTACTCTAATAGTTTTGTTTAAACCAAATTCTGGTACAAGTACTAAATTAAATTGTTCTATAAATCCTTCTAATACATCAGATGTTTTAGTATCTGCATTCCACTGATCAGCCATATCTACTGATACACCTTCATAATTTGTAGGTGCTACAGTCATATTATAGAATGTATTTGAACCACTTATTATATTAAATGCAGGTTGAGATACAGACTGATTGTAATTAAACCATTCAACAAATGGAAGAATATAATCACCTTCATTCAGTGTAAATTGTCTTGTACCTGATTGAACAAAACTTAATCCAGTACCTTGAGCTCCTCTTGAAGCAAATGTTATAATGTTAACAAGTGTGTTAGATGAATTAAATACTTGAGCTTCAAGGGTAAAAGTAACCCCTGGAAAAGGTGTACCTACACTATCATACTCTACACTCATTTGTAAAGTATATGTACCATCTACAGGAGCAGTATAACGTGCAGTTGTAGGATCATAATTGGTACCTGGATCATTTATTTCATCAAAAAATGAAGCAGTAACATTTGCATATGTGTTTGCTGGTGTAGCTGCAATAGGTTGTGATGCTGTATAAGCAGCTAAAAATGTATTATCAATCGCTCCACCAAATACAGGTCCTAAATCATCATTTGTTTTAGGCATTACAAATAATTTGTAAAATGGTCCTCCATCACTTCTTACTAATGATGAAGTATAGTTATATCCTGCTTGAGCAAACATTACATCAAAAGTAGCTTTAGCAGAAACAGCTGGTTGAAATTGTTGTAGTGACATTGGTGTTAACCCTGAATCTATACTACCTACTGAAGTTATAACAGTTGCAGTTCCATTAACTTGAATTCTAGGTATAGTAGGATATTCTATATTACCATCATTTCCAAAATCACATAATGGATAAAATACATTACCACCTACAAGATTATCAGCCCAACTATCTTCAATTGTTTCTGCTGACATAGTATGGTTAAAAAGACTCCAATCTGCGTTTGCAATAAATTTACCTTCTAATTCTGTTTTAAAATCAACTGATTGATCTACAATTTGTACTTTATATTGTAAGTAACCATCATCACTAGTAATTACTTCTTGTAGGAACATTTGTCCTTGTAATACTATATCTCCATCTAAAAGAACAAATGCATTAATAAAGTTAAAGAAACCAGGTGTATCAATTGCACCTACATCATTTGCATTCTTAAAAAATATATTATTTTTCTTAGTTCCAGGTAAGTCAAATGTTTGGGATCCAACTCCAAATATCTTTCCAATTTTATCATTTTCTAAAGACGATATATCTACCCTAAGTGGGATATTGTTGTCAATATCTAAATCGTGGGTTACATTATTATGTACTACTCTTAAAATTACATCTCTCATAGTCTATGTTCTTGCTCTATCCTGGTTTGCAAATTCAAATTCTAATGTATATTGGAATGCCTTTTGACCACGTGGATTAGTTTTATGTTTATACGATTTATTTGTAATTACTATAGCTTTAAATTCTGAACTACCATTAACTTCTTCCTGTACATAAGCTGATGGTGATTCTATCATTTCAGACATCCATTGTGCTTCATCTTCATCTAACCAAATTGTTGATATTCTAAATGATGTTGTTGGTTTGTTATAATACGTTGTATAACCGCGAGCACTTATATTGTATATAGAGGTATTGCCTGAATAATCTGTCGCTGGTAAAATAACGTCTTCACGTTTTAATTTTGTTTCTTTTTCTAATGGTAATCTAACAGACATATAATCCCAAACACCATACTGATTTATGAATGCAAATCGTTTATATGATTCACAACCTAGATCTTTGTTGTTTGATAAATTAAAATCAATAATTGGTTGAACACCTGATCCATTATATTCTTCTGATGTGACTGAGAAATTATTATCGGGATCAGGTTCACCAATTCCTTTAAACCCATTCCATGCTATTGCTCTTCTTGGATCACCAGCACCCGCACCACGATCTCTTTTTTGGTTCATACTAGCAACAGTATACCATGCATCACCATTCCAAACTTCTGTTGATGTTGTTGGGTTAACACTACCACCACCTACAGGTTCACCTCCAAATGTAATTACACTTTTATTATTATTACCACTACCAGCAGATTCATCAGCTTTCACATTACAATCAGTAATATAACTAAATGAAACACCATTCCAACTCATAGTGTTTAGACCAATATCAAGTCCAAAATTACTTTTACTACGAGCATTAACTACAGAATTTGTTGTAGTACCACCTGATGTACCAGTTCCAAATCCAACTAAAGGATTAATTCCAGTAGTCCAACTAGTTCCATTAAATGTTTCTATTGAATTTCCTGAAGTACCAGAATTTTCTCTACCTCCAACTACAAAAGCATCAGCTGCAGAACCTGCAGTTCCTGGTACTGTTGTTCTTGTTTTACTTAAGGATGCTACTACTGCCCAAGCTGTTCCATTAAAAAATTCTACTTGTGTTTCATTTCCAACTCTTAATGCTGATGTTTGAGTTCCAATATTACCACAATGATCATTTGGGTTTACACAAGTTGGTCCTAATGACCAAGTACTACCATTGTATTTCATAAATACATCACTAGTTATAGGTACACCAGTAGTACTTCCACCTGCAGACCAAGCTGTATCTTGTCCTCCTGCTCCTTGTATATTATGAACTCTAGCTGGAGTATTATTACTTGTAGTCCAAACACCTTGTGAAGGTATAATTATTGTTTCTTCACCAGAATCAAAACTTGGAGCTATTTCATTTGAATACCAATATGATGAAGTAATGTTAGATGAACCACTTGTATAGGTTAAATCAACTCTATAAGCATCCCAATCACCTGCAAAACTAGTAAAACCTTGATCATATAAATTTTGTGGTCCTACTCCTATAGTTAATAAATCATCAAATGGTGTAAATACATTAAAAAATATAGAACCTGAATCTACAGCACCACCTCCATTAGTAAATGATTGAAATGAACCTGATTTAATGTAATATCCTGAAGGATTAGTACCTGCCCATACTGTTATTGTTTCATAATCATCTGCTGATAATGGTTTTGGAATTGATGTTTTAGCAAAAGTAGCTAGACCATCAGGACAATTAGATAATCTAGGTCCTCTTAATTGTGAATATGTTGCATCTGGATCTGTACCATTGATTCCTGTAAATGATCCTGTATCATAAGGTATTAAGCTAAAATCCCATGAATTTCTTACTGTTGGATCTAATGTGCCTTTAAAAATTATTATATCATCACCAGCAGCAGCAGGAGCTCCTGTCCCACCAAATCCATCATATAATACAACACTACCAGAAACTGAATCAGAATACTCTTCCCCAAATCTAACTTTAAATGTTTTAGATCCTGAAATTATAGGATCATCACCTGCTGTTTTCCAATTGTTATCATAATTTAAATCCTTCAAAAAGAATGAAGCAGCATTAATTATACCGTGATCATTTTCATTTGGTTTTGTTCTAATCCTACTAATTAAATTATTAGAATCATCTAAAACATCCATTACAAAGGAATACTGCGGATAATTGATATTACTCGCTTGTACTGTATACATTAACTTTGTGAATGCTACATTTGGTGATGACGGTTGTTGTAAAATTCCTATTGCCATAATTAATATCTTGCTATTCTTTCATTTGCCATTTGATACTGGAATTCGTATTTAAATGTCTTTTGATTTCTAAGATTAGTTTTATGCTTAAAGCTTTTATTCAATATGTTAATTGGTTGGAAATAATTTCCTATTTGTATTTGTACATCTGGTGATGAAAACATTTCTGATATATAACTTGCTTCACCTTCAGTTAACCAATCAGTAGATATTCTAAATTTATCTTTAAGTTCTGTATAATACAAATCAGCACCTCTAGCATCTACTTTATACACATTACCTACTACTTCAGGTGGTGCAACACCAGGTTTAACACCAGATATATCTTGGTATTGTAATTGTGTTCTATTTGTAATATTTCTTTTTACACTAGTATCTTTTCTAAATGGTAAATCAATGTTTTGATAATCCCAAGTACCTAATTTATTGATAAATGCAAATCGTGTTCTACCATAATTTTGACAGTTACCATTTTTATACCAAAATTGGTAGGATATATCATCTTGATTACCATTAACTGTTATATCAGTAAAAATTGAATAACCTACCCATGATGAAGAAAATGCAGTTGCTAATGATGAAGTAAGTTGAGATAAATTTTCAGGTCCTATCCCTATATACCTTAACATATTGTTATTATCAAATGTTGATGCTGTAACAAGAATATCTCCAGACGCAATAACTCCTCCACTATCATATACAGCAACTTCAATTGAATTAAAATCAATTGATTGTGAACCTGAAATGTTATCTATATAGCTTATTGTTTCATAATCACCATTATATACTACTTTACCAGCATTTATTCTATCTGCAGCTGATACTCCTTGTAATTGAATATGAGGATATTTTGTTAATGGATAACCTTCATAATCTTCAAAATTCCAATCATATGAACCTTCTCCATATTCGTAAACTGCAGGCCATAAATTATTTATTGAACCAGTTATAGCAGGATCTCCTACACTACCTGATCCATTATATATTACAGCACTACCAGAAGTAGATAAAGCATATTCTTCACCTACCATAAATCTAAATCTTGCTGCATTAACATTTTGAGTAAATGAACTACCTGTAGTATACCACGGTTGATCATAATCTAAATAACTCTGTACTATAGGCGCTAAATCAATTACTCCAGCACCATCGTTGCCAGCATCGTTATTCGCGAATTTAACACGTGTTAGACGTGTTGTCTCGTTGTCTTTAAATACATCTAAAACATACTTAAATTGAGCTTGTGATCTATCTTCAGACCACAATACTAAAGGCAACGTATTAATAGTTGCATTATTCTCACTTGGTACCGATATGGGAAATAGTGTTTGTGCCATTACATTACTGTTGCTCCTGTTTTTTCAAATGCTACTGTTATTTCATTAGTTATATCTACACCAGCTGCTTGTTCAATTGCTTTATTACCATAATTTTGTAATGCCTGATTTATACTAGGCATAATAAATGGTTTCTTAGGATATGTTGATCCTTTTTTAGCAATTTTTCTTGATATCAAATAAACTAATTGATCCATAGTTACACCTGGTTTTGGTTGTATACCTGGTGTTCTTTTAATCCAAGCTGCTATTGGTGCTGGTGGTGGAAATTTACCTGCACGTCTTGCTGGTCCTCCATCTTCTAATTCTTGTCCATACCATAATAATGATATTGCCAATGATTGTGCTTCATTATCCTCTTTAATAAATGTAGTAATAGAACGAGCTAAGTCACCTGTAATCACAGACTTATTCTCAAACAACCGATTTCTCATTTCATCGGCTATTCTTTCACCTAGTTCTTCTAATGCTAATGTTATGTTATCCATTTATGTTTTTGGGTAATTACAATAGTTATATGTTCCTTCTGTATTAACATTTACGTTAGCTACAAAACCATATGCTCTATCTTCAAATGCTTCTAATGTTGGTATCATTGTAGTAAACACAAAATCATACCCTATTGATTGATTATCACTTGGTGGACCCCAAACAATATAACTCCCAATATCTAGTATTACTGTCTCCATTCTTGACATAATATCAACTGGTGATTCATTTTCAATTCTAGGAATATCTAAAGCATATAATTCAAATGAACGTTGCATTATTCTAGTATCCTGAGAATAACCAGGTGATTGTAATGGTCTTAGAAATACATAAGGATAAGCTATATTTTGAGAACTAGCATCTAAATAATCAATACTACCATGTGCAAATGAAGCAACGTACTCATGTTCTTGACATGCGTTTTGAATTGTAGTTACTACTTCTTTATAAGTTATAAATCCCATTATTCTTCAGTTATTGTTTTTTTTCGTTTTTTAGATGTCTTAACCACTGGTTTAGGTGCTAATACTTCTTCAACATATGCTTTGCTAACCATTAATTGAGCCGCAATTATATTCGTGTTAAAACCCGAATTAGCTCTTTTTATAATTTCTTGATCTATTGATTTCATATCTTCAGTTAATTTAATTTCGTTATTTTCACAAGGGCATCCCATTATCTTCTATATCTTCGTTCTTGTTCTTTTCTTATTCTATTTTCTTCTTTTACATAATCACTATCTATTGATAAATAGTTTAAAGCGAATATAAAATTGATATCTACAATACTACTGTCTCCTGTGACGTTGAGAATACCTGTCTTGGAGAGAGAATATATTGTTGCAAACCACCCCCAATGTTGTGAAAAAGTTGTTCGTTGCCCTCTAT